ATTGCACTGGCTCCACGCGCCCCGTATGTCGGCACAAAGAAGCAGTTCGAAGGGGTTGAGAACCAGTGGCGCACATCGAACACGAGGAATTATCCGTTCCTGACGTTCAACCCGGACGAAAAGAACCCAGGACCACCGCAGCGGCAATCGTTCGAGCCCGCTATCCAGGCCATTTCAATGGCAATCGCGCAGGCCGACAACGATATCAAGGCTACCACTGGGATTTACGACGCCTCGCTTGGCGCGCCTGGACCGGAGCAGTCCGGTACCGCGATTATGGCGAGGCAGCAGCAGGGCAGTACGGCCAATCTGCATTTCTCCGATAACCTCGGCCGCGCACTGAAGCACCTCGGCCGCATCCTAGTAGACCTCATACCGAAAATATACGACACGACCCGAGTAGTCCGCATCATTGGCGAGGACGAACAGCAGAAAACGGCCATGATTGGCGATCCACAGGAGGCGCAGAACTGGCAACAGGGAATGCAGCGAGTGTATGACCTGAACGCGGGCCGGTATGACGTGGCTGTGTCGATGGGTGGATCGTATGCAACGCGGCGGCAACAGGCGGTTGACCAACTGACGCAATTAGTTCACGCCTACCCGGCGTTTCTGCAAATCGCCGGTCCAACCATCCTGAAGAACATGGACATTCCGGGCGCGGAGGAGCTAGCGAAGATGGCACAGAAGATGTTACCGCCGCAACTCCAGGAAGGCGGACCGCAACCACCCACACCGGAGATGCAGGCGATGGCGCAACAGCATCAGCAACTCATTCAGCAGCTACAGCAGGCGAACCAGATTATTCAGTCGAAGAAACTTGAACTGGACTCGAAAGAGCGTATCGCATCGATGCAGGTATGGGCGCAACTATCCATGGCTGAATCGAAGGTAAGCGCCCAGGCCACTCTCCAGATGATTGCCCAAGAGAAAGAGAAGCTGATGCAGATCCAGGGAATGAATCACGACATTGGCTTGGCACAGATGGACGCGCAAATACAGCAGCATCAATCGGCGCACGACGCGGCAATGCAGGCCAGCGACCAGCAGTTTAAGTCGCAGCAGGCGCAACAACAGCAGGCGCAACAACCGGCAGAAAATAATTCACAATAAATTCCCGCGCTACCACACTTGACCGGATGAGAAATCATGCGAGTGCTGGCAACGCGGGAAGGTTTGGATGGGAGCAAGACGTCATCGGGGTATGTGATCGATGACGTTGTTCCTTTTGTTGCGCTTCCGTCAACGAAGGCTTTACACCGTTTCGTTCGCGTAACCAACCCGGCAACACACAACTCTACCATCGCTGTCGTGCTGGACGTGGGGCCGTGGAATGAGCACGACGACGCCTATGTGTTCCAGGGCAATCGGCCGTTAGCGGAGTCCGGCATCAGTGTGTCTGGACGCGGAACGAATCGCGCCGGTATTGACCTAGGTGGATTCGTTTGGAAGGCACTCGGCATGGTGGACAACGCACAAGTGGATTGGGAATTCATTTCGTAGACCATCTATGGCAGACACGGAAGTATTACAAGAAGCCGCTCCAGTAGCAGTTGACAGTGATTACCAGGCATACCGGGCGAGCCGGGCGGCGGCACCAGTCGAGGAGACTAAGCCGACGGAACCCGAGGCGAAGGAACCCGAAGCCAAGCCGGAGGACGACCCGAAGCCGGAGTCCACCGAGGGCGAGAAAACGAAAAAGGGCGGCTGGCAACGCCGCATTGAAAAGCTCGAACGCGAAAACGGAGAGCTTAAAGCGAAGATTTCAGAACCGGTGAAACCGTTGGCGCAAGACGCTGTGACGGCCAAGCCGGAGACGAAGGCAGCAGAAGGACGGCCAGATAAGCCGAAGCTGGAAAACTTCGACTCTTACGACAAGTGGCAGGACGCTCAGGATGAGTACCTGGAAAAGCTTGCCGAGTGGAAGGTGGACCAGCGAGAACAGGTACGCAACGAACAGGCTAGACAGCAACAAGCGCAGCAACAGCAGGCGGCGATTGCGAAAACCTGGACGGAGCGGCTGGAGGCGACGAGGGCGCGGATACCTGATTTCGATGACGTAGTGCAGGGAGCAATTGCCGATCATAACGTGCAAATCTCGCGCGCTATGTCGGAAGCAATCACGGAATCCGAACAAGGTCCGGACGTTGTGTATTACCTCGCGAAGCATCCAGATGAGGCGAGGCGGATTTCCGCTCTATCACCACTGGCGGCGGCGCGTGAGATCGGAAAAATCGAACTCAAAGTAACACCGGAGGCTGAACCGGACAAAACAGCGGAAGTAAAGGTTAGCAAAGCACCACCACCGGTAAAACCTGTTGGCTCCAAAGCTTCGACGGGCAAAACACTTGATGACGCGGGCGATGACTACCAAGCGTACAAAGCAGCACGACTCAGGAAGCAAAGGACATAAAAACAGGTGGCAAATAATCTCTTAACTCTCCAGAAGATCACTAACGAATCGTTAATGATCGCGGAGAATCAACTTACCCTGACGAAGCAAATCAATCGTCAGTATCAAGACCAATTCGCTCAGGGCGGGGCTAAAATCGGCAAGGTTATCAACATCCGAAAGCCGGTTAAATATGTTGGGCGTAGTGGAGCCAACATCAACGTAGAAGATTCAACCGAAACCAGCGTTCCGTTGGCAATCACCAACCAAGAGGGCGTCGATATCGAGTTCACAGATGCAGACCTAGCGTTGAGCATCGATGAATTCAGCGCCCGATACCTGAAGCCTGCCGTTTCGCTATTGGCGAATAAGGTAGACACCCTGGTAGCGCAGATGTTCCGTAGCGTCTCGAACGCGGTTGGCACTCCCGGCACCACGCCGAACACCAACATGACGTATCTGAGCGCTGGCGTAGCGCTGAAGAATAACGCTGTGCCGATGGACGGCAGCTTGAAGTGCGTGGTTAACCCACTCGCTGAAGCTACGATCCTGAATGCGAATCTGGCACTGTTCAACAGCCGAGCCAAGATCAGCGCGCAGTACGAAAAGGGCGTGATCGATAAGGGCGTGCTTGGCATGGACTGGTACATGGACCAGAACATCGCCAACCAGGTGTACGGTCCTGGCGGTGGAACTCCAGTTGTAAGCGGTGCTTCGCAATCCGGTAACGCCATCACCACGAGCGGCTGGACTGCCTCCACGCAGGTATTGAACGACGGCGATATTATCACCTTCGCCGGTGTCAACGCGGTGAATCCGGTTGGCAAACAAGACCTGGGTGCACTGAAGCAGTTTGCGGTAGTCGGTAACGTTACCTCAAACGGCTCCGGGCAGGCTACAATCACGTTGGCCGATCCACTCATTCCGGCATCCGGCGCGTCCATCGTCGCTCCGTTTGGACCGTCTCCGATCACCGTGGGCTCCGCATGGCAGAACGTTACCGCGTCTCCTGCTAACGGCGCGGCTATCACGCTGTTTGCGGCTGGACACACCGGCGTAGCTTCTCCGCAAAATCTGGTGTTCCATCCTGATGCGTTCACTCTCGCTTGCGTCGACCTTCCCATCGTGGGCGGCGTTGACAAGTGCGCGCGAGTGAAAGACGACCAGCTTGGCCTGTCCATCCGTATGGTGCGCGACTACATCGTGAATAGCGATCAGCGCATTACCCGTTTGGACATTATGTTTGGTATGGCGGCCATTCGTCCCGAGTGGGCTGTTCGTGTGCAAGGCTAACTTTCCTTGGACCGATAGGGAAAGAATACAGCGGGGGCTTCGGCTCCCGCTTCAGTTTGAACAGGGGAGATTTCATGCCGTACGAGTTCCAAGCCTACCCGAAATGGAAGTACCACAAGACGAAACCGGCTGTCCTGGTGAATGATCCCGGCGAAGAGAAAAAGCTTGGCCCGGCGTGGCAAGACCGCCCGTTTCCCGCAGAACAGGCGGAAGAGAAAAAGTAGATGACGGTTCAGGATCTAATTCAAGCCGCGATGCGTTCGGCAAACCTGTACGCATCCGGTGACGATCCAGTAAATAGTGACGAATTGGCCGATGCGCTGTTTTCGCTCAATCAGATGCTCGACTCCTGGAGCGCAGAACGGCTGCTGATTTACTCTATCCAGCGCACATTGCTGACGTTGCCGGTGAACTCCTCCGGCTCATGGCAGATTGGACCAGGCGCGGCGGATTTCCCGAATGTGGCGCGTCCGATGAAGATCGAGCAGGCCGGTCTAATCCTGCCTGAAGTGAATGTTTCGCCCATCGAGATTCCATTACGCATTCTGACGCAACAGGAGTGGGCAAACGTGCGTGTGAAGTACGTTCCGACACCTGTACCCACGGCGATCTACTGTGACTACGGCGCACCGTTTGCCACGATTTACACCTATCCACTACTGAACACAGGCGGCGCTATGGCGTTATATGCGTGGCAACCCCTGACAGCGTTTGCGGCATTGACCGATACAGTACAACTGCCTCCGGGCTACTCCGAAGCACTTCAGTACAGCCTCGCCGTGCGCCTCGCTGCAGGGTATGACAAGAATCCGAACCCCATCACGGTCCAACTTGCTATTGAACTGAAAGACCGGCTCAAGGCGGCGAACCCCGAGATTTATCTAGCCGAGTGCGACGGATTCAGCAGTGATGAGTACGGCTACGGCTTCAACATCTACGACGGGAATTATAGCTAATGGAGTACCCGCAATTCGTTGGGCCGTCGTACCAGTCTCGCTCGCTATTCGCGGATGCCGAACAGTGCGTTAATCTCTACCCGGAATCTGTTGAGTCAGGCGCTGGCAAAGGTAAGGTCGTATTGTATCCGACGCCGGGCCTGCTGTCAACAGGCGGCACAACCATACCGGGCTGCGTCATGGCGGCGGCAACCATTTGGTCGAGTAGTCAGAGTTTGATGTATTCGTATGTCATCACGACCGGCATGCAGGTAAATTCTTCGGCTCGGACGATCAGCATTTACCGGACGATTGACTCAGCGCATATCGCCACGGCCACGATACCCGGCACTGGCAATCC